TGAGACACATGGTCAACCACTTTACGAACTCATAAATAATTCCATACAGAATGACCGCAAGGTATTTTATGTGCACGGTGGTGTTGATGCCGAAGAAAGAGAACGGATCAGAGAAATCACTGAGACCGAAAAAAACGCAATCATAGTAGCATCTTATGGAACTTTCTCCACAGGAATTAACATTAAAAATCTTCACAATGTCATTTTTGCTTCTCCCTCTAAGTCAAGAATACGAAATCTTCAGTCGATTGGACGGGTTTTAAGAAAAGGAGACAGCAAGACACAAGCAGTTCTTTATGACATTGCGGATGATATTACGCATTTGTCACGAAGAAATTACACACTCAATCATCTTATCGAAAGAATTAAAATTTACAACGAGGAAAAATTTAATTACGAAATTGTTCAAATCGACTTAGGAGAGAAATGAAAAAGAAAAAGAAAGAAGAACAGCAAGATTTTTTAGCAGTAATTAAATTAGTTTCTGGCGAAGAAATTATTTCAACTGTAACTCCCTGTGAAGAAGATAATCGCACTCTTTTATTATTAGATAGTCCAGTAATGTTTGAGAATGTAGTAGTAAGAAATGGTGGAATGGGGGCAATTAAAGTTATACCTTGGGTTCAAGCAGCCACAGACACAATATTAATACTTGATATGGATAAAGTAATTACAATGTCTGAAGTATTTGATAAAGAAGTAATTCGTATCTATAATCGTTATATGACTGATAAAGATAGAGAGACAAATGAATCTGTAGTTACTAAAGATATGGGATACTTATCTAGTGTAACTGATGCTCGTATTTTTCTAGAGAAACTATATAAGAAAGATAGTTAATATATCTCTTAACCCTTAACAGAGTTATTCTACACATATTTCGTTACGTTGTCAAGTCCTCTTGGCAATATTTAATATTTTGTGTTATAATTAACATAACTAGCGGAGATCGTATGAAATGCCTAGAACTAGAAAAAGGTCGGAACATTACGTAAACAACAAGGAATTTTTAAATGCAATTGTCATTTATCGTAATCAATGTAAAAGAGCAGAGGAAGCTGGAGAAGATAGACCTCGTATCACAAATTATCTTGGAGAGTGTTTCTTGAAGATAGCAACACACCTATCATATAAACCAAACTTTGTAAACTACATGTTTCGTGAAGATATGATATGTGATGGTATTGAGAACTGTGTTCAGTATATCAAAAATTTTGATCCAGAGAAATCTTCAAATCCATTTGCTTACTTTACTCAAATCATACACTATGCATTTCTACGTCGTATACAAAAAGAAAAACGACAAATGGATATTCGTGCAAAAATAATAGAAAGATCTGGATTCGAGGAAGTCATGTCTGCTGACGGTAACTTCAATGCATCTGATTATAATACAATTAAAGAAAATATACAAGCAAAACAAAATTCATGAAGGTTGCTATTATTACGGATACACACTTTGGTGCTCGAAAGAGTAGTAAAGTTTTCCATGACTTTTTTCAAAAATTCTATGATGATATATTCTTTCCTACGCTAGAGGAGAGAGGTATTAAGACTTGCATTCATATGGGGGATGCATTTGATAATCGAAAGAATATTGATTTTTGGTCTTTAAACTGGGCAAAGAAAAATGTATATGATAGATTCCAAAAGTTAGGAGTTAAAGTATATCAGTTGGTTGGAAATCACGATGTGTATTATAAAAATACAAATAAAATCAATGCAGTTGAATCTTTACTAGAGGACTATGACAATATAGTTTCAATCTCTTCTCCTGACTCATATAAGATTGGTAAGTCAAGTTTCTTTATGATACCTTGGATTTGTTCTGATAACTATGAAGAAACAAAAACTAAAATTAGTCGCACAAAATCTAAAGTTGCATTTGGACATTTAGAAATAAATGGATTTCAAGCACATCGAGGATTTGTGATGGAACATGGAATGCCTAAGTCATTCTTTGATAAATTTGAAACTGTATTCTCTGGACACTATCATACTCGTTCAAATGATGGTAAATTTTTCTATCTAGGTAATCCATATGAAATGTATTGGAATGATGTAAATGATAGAAGAGGGTTTCATATCTTTGATACAGAGACTTATGATTTTGAATTTATTGAGAATACTTATACAATCTTTGAAAAAGTTTACTATGATGATACAAATCCAACTTTGTTTAATGCAAATAAATTTAAAGATAAATTTGTAAAAGTTATTGTTCGTAGAAAATCAAATCAACTACAGTTTGAAAAATTTGTTGATAAGATAATTAAGATTGGAGCAATTGATGTTAAAGTTGTAGAAAACTTTGCACTCAATGATGAAGAGGTAGATTTTTCAAAAGATGAGGGTGAAGACACGTTAACAATTTTGAATAAATATATTGAAGACTCGGATTTTGATTTAAGCAAAGAAATTGTAAAGAACTTAATGAAGGAGGTCTACCAACAAGCCTGCGAACTAGACTAATGTATGTTTTAACTGTATCAGGACAAGAGGGAGAGGGAGCGTATGCTGTCACAGACCCAGATGGAGAAAGAGCATTGTATCTCTTTCTAAAGGAAGATGATGCTGAGAGGTATGCAGGTTTACTTGAAGCAGAAGACTATCCAGAAATGAGTGTTGTAGAAGTTGAAGAAGAGGTTGCAATTTCTGCCTGTTACAAGTATAATTATAGATATGTCATTATTAAACCTGATGATTTTGTTATTCCACCAATAAATTATGATAATATTCAAACAGATAAGATGGCGTAACTTTTTATCTACAGGAAACCATTTTACTGAAATTGACTTTACAAAAGCACAAACTAACTTAATAGTAGGAACAAATGGAACAGGTAAAAGTACTGTTCTAGATGCTCTTACTTTTTCTTTGTTTAATAAACCTTTTCGTAAGATTACAAAGTCTCAGTTAGTTAATGCTGCAAACGAAAAGGATTGCACTGTTGAAATAGAATTTGCAACATCAAATTTTGATTGGAAGATAGTTCGTGGAATTAAACCAAATGTTTTTGAAATATGGAGAGATGATGAACTTTTAAATCAAAACTCTGCTGTGAATGATCAGCAGAAGTGGTTAGAAGAAAATGTATTAAAGTTAAATTATAAGTCATTCACACAGATTGTAGTGCTAGGTAGTGCATCTTTTGTTCCTTTTATGCAATTGAACGCACCGAACCGCAGAGAGGTCATTGAGGACATCTTAGACATCAAGATATTTTCCGCAATGGGATTACTATTGAGAGAAAGGGTTAGGTCTACGAATGAAAGAATACGAGAACTTACAATTAAAAAAGACTTAACTGAAGAAAAAATAGATATGCAGAAGTCATTTATTAGTGATTTGGAGGAAACTGGTCGAAAAGACATTAATAAGAAGAAGCAAAAGTTAGAAAATATATTCGTTGGGATTGGAACTCATCGTCAAATTATAGAAGATACTGATAAAAAATTAAAAAGTATCAATGACGACATGGAATCGTTTGCAAATTCTAACAAAAAGTTACGAAAATTAGGTAACTTAAAAGGTAAATTATCCAATAAAGTATCCAACATTACCAAGGAACATAAGTTCTTTAGTGAAAATGTAACATGCCCTACATGCACCCAAAATATAGAAGAATCGTTTCGGTTAAATAAAATTAACGAGGCAGAATCGAAGGCAAAAGAACTCAAAAAGGGTTACGAAGAACTGGAGTCTGCCATCAAACTCGAAGAAGAACGAGAGCAAACTTTTAAAAAACTATCCTCGGAGGCCACGAAACTCACGCATGAAATTTCTAAAACCAATACAAGGATTTCTGGACTTGAAAATCAATCTAGAGACCTCGAACAAGAAATTCAAACAATTACCGAACAACTTAAAAATAGAACTGCTGAGAAACATGCGTTAGAAACTCTACTATCACAACTCGAAGACCTCCAAAAAGAACAATCTGAATTCAAAGAAAAGAATGCATATCATGACTTTGCACATTCTTTGATGAAAGATGGTGGAGTCAAGTCAAAAATTATTAAAAGATATCTCCCACTAATAAATCAACAGATCAATAAGTATCTGCAGTTGATGGATTTCTATATCAACTTTTCATTAGATGAAGAGTTTAAAGAAAGTATTAAGTCACCAGTTCACGAAGACTTTAGTTATGAGTCCTTTAGTGAAGGTGAAAAGATGCGTATCGACTTATCTCTTCTTTTTACTTGGAGAGATATTGCTAAGATGAAAAACTCTGTTAGCACTAACTTGTTGATACTTGATGAGATATTTGATAGTTCACTTGATGGCTTTGGAACTGATTACTTTACTAGAATTATTAAATATAATGTAACCGATGCAAATGTATTTGTCATATCACATAAGACAGATGAATTGGTTGACAAGTTTGATAGTATATTAAAATTTGATAAGATAAAAGGATTCAGTAAACTTACTACTTAGAACAATGAAAGTCCCTAATTGGCAGCATCATTCCAAGAAGGAACAGAAACGCCACCTCAAACCACAAGCACTACGTCAAGCAAGAAAACGACGTGGACAGTTATTAAAGTGTCTACTCAACCCTTCCAAGCGGAGGGTTTTGGAGTATCATAGGGGTATAAGATAAGAAAGTCCAATGAACGTCAACCACGAAATCAAATCACAACTCGCTAAATTACTTGCTACTGAAGACCTTATTGTTGAGCACAAGCATGTAGAGACAGCATCATTCAATGTCCATGACCGTGTTCTTACACTACCTTGTTGGGAGAAAGCAAGTAGTCTAGTTTATGATATGCTAGTGGGTCATGAAGTTGGCCACGCATTATTCACACCTGATGAGGAGTGGTGGGTAGATTATCAAATCTCACCAGGCATCGTGAATGTGGTTGAAGATGCTCGTATTGAGAAGTTGATGAAGCGTAAGTATGGTGGACTTGCAAAGTGTTTCTATCGTGGATACAACGAGTTACATGAAGATGATTTCTTTAAATTAGAAGATGAGAATATAAACGAGATGACTCTACCTGATCGTATCAATCTTCACTTCAAGTTAGGTAACTTTATTGATATTAATTTTTCTATCGAAGAGAAGCATTTTGTTGCAAGAATCGATCAGTGTGAAACATTTCAAGATGTATTAGAAGTATCAAAAGATTTACATGACTTCTGTAAAGCAAATGATGAGAAGAGAAAGCAAGAGAAAGTGGATGATGCAGAACCACAAGGTATTCCATTTGGATCAAGTGATTCATCTGATAATAGTCCATCAGATTCACAAGAAGGAACAGATGAGAAAGATGGTGAATCAGAAGGTGGAGAGGTAAAGACAGAAGAGACTCAGACCAAAGGAGATACACCTCAAGAGCCAGCACAACTTCAAACTGGTGATTCTGCAAGTTCACTTAGTGGTCAATCAAGTCTTGAAGTAAAGACAGACAAATCACTTCAAGAGTCACTTAAGGAACTCATAGATGAAGATGAATATTATAGAGATACTAATTACATAGAGATTCCAAATATTGATCTTGAGAAAGTAATTGTTGAGAATGGCCTTCTTCATTCAAGAATTGATAAAGAGTGGAGAGACTCACATCCTGATGAGTCTGTATTCAAATTTCCAGATAAGCAGTTCTTTGAGTTCAAAAAGTCTGCACAGAAAGAAGTCAACTATCTTGTCAAAGAGTTTGAGTGTAAGAAATCTG